GTTTACATATGGAAGATAAATTAAACAATATTATTTCTCAAAAATCATATGAGAAACTACCTGATAAAACTAAAATTCAAGTCTTAGATAGTGCTGTTAAGCGATTTCATGAAGAAGCACGTAATTTTGCTAGAAGTGTACTTGCTAGCCAGGGGACTTATCAGCAGGAAATACTTCAAAAATTTGAACGTAAACAGCAACCAGTAATAAAGCCACCCTGGATAAAAGAGGAGGGAAAATAATATGGCAGATTTAATAATGGCAATACCTCCAAATGTTTTTCTATGGTTGGTACCTTTTATGTTTATTGTTATTATTATATTCTCTGAGCTGCGAAACAAAATGCTAACAAATAGTATTGAGAAGCTTGATAAAACCGTAGAAAAACTATCAAATCTTTTGGATAAACAAGACAAGGCGCTAGACGAAATAACACAACGTCTAATAAGGGTTGAAGTGGAGCTAGATACACTGAAGCACAGGGAGCGTGGTAGTAATGCCTAGGTTATCTAAAGATGAAAAACTAAAAAAGAATTTAGATGACTTATATTATGACACTGTGGAATATTTATTGGAAAAGGTGCAAAATAAGGAATTGATTGCTACTGATATTACAAACATAATAAGGCTTTTAAAAGAAACAGGGACTATAATAAATGATAAAACATCTGAAGATAGTTTAGAATATATTGAATTACCTTTTATAGAGGATGAGTGATGCCTATGAATAAAACAGCCTATTATACAGCGCTACAAAAAAACTTCAAAAACTTTCTATACCTAATATGGCATTACTTAAACCTTCCAGCACCAACTAAAAGACAGTATGAAGTAGCAGATTACCTTCAACACTCTGAGAGCAAACGTAGGATAATAGAAGCTTATAGAGGTTTTGGAAAGTCTTGGATAACTTCAGCATATGTTTTATGGAAGCTATTTAAGAATCCTAATGAAAAGATTCTAGTGCTTAGTGCTTCCAGAGATAGGGCGCAGAATTTTACTAACTTTACCCAAAAGTTGATTATAACTATACCAGAGCTACGCTTTATGGTCCCTCCAGCGTATATGAGATGGTCTTCAACTAGCTTTGACATAAACGGTGCTTTGCCTTCCCATGCGCCCAGTGTGAAAGCTAGTGGTATCTTTTCACAGATAACAGGTGCTAGAGCTACTGAAATAGTCTTAGATGACGTAGAAACTATTAACACAGTTGAAACCGAAACAATGAGAAATAAGCTATATACAACACTATCTGAAATAGAAAACATAGTTATGCCAGAAGGATACATAACATACCTTGGAACACCACATAGTATGGATAGTATATATGGACCAAACAAATTGCTTTCTAGGGGTTATGATGCCTTTATAGTACCAGCAAGGTACCCTAAAATAGAAGATTTACACCACTATCATGGGAAATTATCTCCATTTATACTTCAGGAGTTGATGGAAAATCCCGAGTTAGAAGGACAACCAACAGACAGGTACACTGAAGAGGAATTGACAATGCGTGAATACACTGGTGGGCGTGCCAACTTTTTAATGCAATACATGTTGGATACTTTTGAAACAGATGAGAGAAAATATCCATTGCAGCTGAAGAATTTTATAGTAATGGATACAGACAAAATTAAGGCTCCAGTAAGTATAAAACATTCACTAAAAGATGAGCATAAGCTAAGTGCATACACTAATTTAGGTATTGCAGGAGATGATGGTTTATATATGCCTTCTAGAGTAGATGAAGAATGGCTTAAATATGATGGCATTTATATGGCTATAGACCCTGCAGGAAAGGGTGTAGACCAGACAGCGGATGTTGTTATAGGGCAGCTTAACGGAAACCTTTACATTCTTGACCTGGGTGGTCTAGAAGGTGGCTATGATGAAAACACACTAACTATACTAGCACAGAAAGCTAAGGAATATAATGTTACTAGAATATATATTGAAGCTAATTGTGGGGATGGTATGTTTACAAAGCTATTTCAGCCAATACTGCTAAGATTTCATCAGTGTGTTGTAGAAGAGGTTAAACAGTTTACCCAGAAAGAGAAGCGAATTATAGATACACTAGAGCCAGTATTGTCACAACATAGGCTGGTTATAGATACCGAAGTTATTAATAGGGAGTACAATTTATATCTTAGAAATGATTTATATGTGTACTCTTTATTGTATCAGATGACAAACCTATGTGATATGAAAGATGCACTTAAACACGATGATAAAGTCGATGTTTTAGCTATTGGTGTAAAGGCATGGCAGCAAGCGTTAGGCTTAGATACTGAAAAAGTTTTAGAGGAATATAAAGAACAGCAACTAATGGAGCTTTTAAAACGTAGAAGCGAATCTGTTTCAGTGTTTAATAAGAAGAATACATATGCACCAAAAGATGAACGAACGCTGTTTTTAAACTTCTAATGAAGGAGGTGTAATAATGGCTGCACCAGAGGTGGCTATATACAAATATAGAGATTTGAAACCTTTTCTAGACCCTACTAAAAGATATATTTTAGATGCCATTGGTGAACTTCCAGATGATTGCTGGTTTATACATCCAGTGATGTATGAGCCAGAGCCAGGAACTAGTATACGATATTTTTCAGATGAGAGGGTATATAGGCGGGATTACTTTAAATGGCTACGATATTTAATTTTTGAAGCTACAGCAAGAATATTTGTCCTTGATATGTATTATGAAGTTCACGGTGATGGAACACTGACAGTAGAAGAAATAGTTAAGCAAGCGTTGATAAAATTATTGAACAGAGACAATCTTTATTATAATCTCCCAAATAGTCTTGAGTTGAACTTTTTAAAGGTTAAAGCTGATGTAGAAGCAATAGGTGAGGTATTAAAGAATACATATAGACCTGATATAGAAGTTGACCTAGACCACCTTTCAGACGTTTTGTATGTCCCAGTAACTGAGTATGCTTGGGTTGCATTTTACTATGAGCCCACGCCAAACTTCTATGACCCTGAGTCGCCGTTGACGGTTACATCCCAGCGTCCTTTATTTGACCAATTTGAGAGTCTTTGGTATCTATTAGGAGGTTATGCAGGGACCAACTATTTTTCAGACTTAGCTTACTGCGGTGATGCATTTACTGATGAAGAGTATTACACTTATGTGCTTGATGGTGGTGAAGCTTCTTCAGAAGACTATTTAATAGACTAAAAAGGAGGTGTTGTTATGGCAGTGCGTATTAAGCTTAGGAGAGGCACAAAAGAGGAGTGGGAACAATATAATCCCATCTTAGCTTTAGGAGAAATAGGGCTAGAATATGTTATTGACCCTATAACATCCAGTATAACGGATTGGACCCTTAAAGTTGGAGATGGTGTGCACACATGGTTAGAACTTGATTATCCTGAGGTAGGCATTGTAAGTGATTGCATTATTGATGGAGGTGTTGTCTGATGGCAACTAAAATCAGGATGAGAACAGATACATTAGAAAATTGGACTAATGAAAATCCAAATCTTATTAAAGCAGAATTTGCTATTACTAACTTTGAAAGAGTGTTTCAAGATAGAGAGGCTAACAGAACACAAATAATTGTAGGGGGTGATGGGATTTCATGGAATGATAGTAGACGTTTAAATACAAGAAGTGCGGATGCTGTTATAGATTGTGGTGACCTTGCTATAGAAACAATGGATTCCATGAGACATATTAAGGATTAATCAGCATTCCATAGGTTACCTAAGCGTAGTAGGTCCTACGTTGATTCAGACATAGCGTTCTGATAGATTATATAGGTTGGAAGGGTAAAATTGATTGTATGGCACATGAGAGCCCTTTATGGGCTTAAAAAATCTAAGGAGGTAGAGTAATATGGGAGAAATTTTAACTGCGATACTTAGTATAGGTGGCATGATATTGATAGGATATTTAAAGCCTGAATGGTTAGTAGGGTGGTTATTGAAGCTGTTGGATAAAAAACTGCCTAGCAAAAGTAATAACATAGAAAATGCTTTAGGAGTCAAAGCTATAGAGACTGGAATATACATAATCAAAGCCCACCCTGACTCTGATAAGATGAGTGAAAACATAAAAGTTATTGAAGCAAGTTTGGAAGTTTTAAAGGATGAACTAAAAAACCACTAGTTGCCACTGGATTATCTAAGGGTCTTCACATAGTTAAGAAGGGCAATGGAATATACTTTTACTATGTTGGAGACTCTAAGGTTCCACCTAAGGCTGAAGAAAAGATGGAGCAGTTAACTAAAGATATTTACTTAGCAACGATGGATGAAGAAGATAAAGAAAAGATGGCTCGATGGCAACAGGAATTGGAAGAAAGTTTTAAGAAAGAAACACAGAAGAATAAAGGAGGTAAATAATATGGCAAACGTAATAAAGTTTAAACGTGGAACTACAGCTAATGTTGCAAAATTAAATGGAGTAGACCTGCCACTATTACAAGAAGGTGAAATAGCAATTGATATCACTACAAAAACAATCAAAGTTGGAGATGGTCTTACTGCCTGGAATAATCTAAGAGGTATCAACGCTGATACTTTAGATGGTTTTCATGCTAGTCAAAACGCCGATGCTAATAATGTAGCAGTTAGAAATGCTGATGGCAAATTGGTTGGAGACATCTTAGGCAACTCTGAAACATCTACTAAACTTAAGACGTCACGAACATTATCACTCAGTGGTGACGCCACTGGTAGTGCTTCTTTTGATGGTTCGGCAAATGCTACAATAGCAACTACTGTTAATAATGCTGCTCAAGCTGCTAAACTTACTACAGCTAGAATTATAGCACTCAGTGGTGATGCTTCAGGTAGCACAACTTTTGATGGTTCAGCTAATGTCACTATATCAGCTACAGTCAATGATTCAGCCAAAGTAGGAGGATATAGTCCTTCAGAAACTGTTGAAGCTAGTACAGTTCCTGTAAGAGATGCTAATGGGGCTTTACCAGGGAATATAACTGGAAATGCTGCTACAGCTACAAAATTGGCTACAGCAAGAACTATAGCACTCAGTGGAGATGCTAGTGGCAGTGTCACTTTTGATGGCACTGCAGATAAGACTATATCTACTACAGTGTCTCAAGCGGCTAAGCTTAAAACACCTAGAACGATAACCTTAAGTGGTGACGTAAGCGGCAGCACTAGCTTTGATGGTTCTACAAATGTTACAATAAGCTCTACAGTCAATGATTCAGCTAAAGTAGGAGGTTACAGTCCAGCTACAACAGCTACAGCTAATGCTGTTGCTGTTAGAGATGAAAACGGTAAATTGGCTGGGGATATATTGGGAAACGCAGCCACTGCTACTTTAGCTGCTGATGCTACAAAATTAGCAACGGCAAGAACTATATCACTCGGTGGCAACGCTTCAGGTAGTGCCAATTTTGATGGAAGCGCTAATGTTACTATATTAGCAACAGTCAATGATTCAGCCAAAGTTGGTGGATATAGCCCTTCAACAACTGCTACAGCCAATGCTGTTGCTATTAGAGACGCTAACGGTAAATTGGCTGGAGATATCACTGGAAATGCAGCTACTGCTACTTTAGCAACCAGTGCAGATAAGTTGACTACAGCAAGAACAATTACACTTAGCGGAGGTGTCACAGGTAGCACAAACTTTGATGGTTCTACTAACACAACCATAGTAACAAATGTAACTGGTGACAGTCATTATCATACAATATCAACAATAACAGATATAGCCAATGCTAGTGTTTCGCAAGCTAATAATGCGACTAAATTAAACAATTATAGCCCGTCTACATCAGCTACACCTAGTACAGTGGCAGTTAGAGATACCAATGGTAAATTAGCTGGAGATATCACTGGAAATGCTGATACTGTCGATGGATTCCATGCTAGCCAAAGCGCTACAGCTAATAGCATTGCTGTGAGGGACGCTAGTGGTAAACTAGCGGGCGATATTACTGGAAATGCTGCTACTGCAACTAACGCTAGCAAGTTAGCAGGCTTACTTCCTTCTACAATTAATGAACCAAACACAGTTGTTGTAAGGGATTCAGATGGTAACATAGTTGGTGGCACTATTGTTGGACAAATTGATAGCGCAGACAAAGTTGATGGCTTTCACGCTAGCCAAAGTGCTATACCCAATAATGTAGCTGTAAGGGATGCTAATGGTAAGCTTCCAGGTAATGTTTTGGGTCATGCTGAAGCTACATATGAAGAGCTAATAGAGCTTTCGGAGGATGTAGATGACGTTATAGGTTTTGCAGGTTATGAAGGTTCTGGTATATTAGGGTTAGAGTGGGATGTACCTAGTGGAACAGTAAGAAGACTGGGAGCTGCTGTAGGTAAGAATGGTGGCGCAGACTTTGACCAATATAATATGTATGGTGGGCGTAAGCGCTGTATTTTAACCGATGATGGCGTCCGTCTTGCTTACTATGGTGAGCCCGGATTTACTGAGACAGGTAAGCTTGAGGAAGAACTTACTATA